ACCGCCATAACTTTCACGTTAGTACCTGGGAGGAAGAACTGACCATTGGCAGCCTCATCGTACTTGTAATGGAACAAGTTAGAAGACTTCAACTTTACAGTGTAAGTACGGAAAACATCCATTCCACAGAAGATAGTGATATCATCCTTGTCCACTACTTGAGCAGGGATTGCTTTGTAGATATCATCAAAGATGCTGATTACGTTTGTATCAGTAATTGCAGTTTCAACTACTCCGTGGAATGCTACGCTATTTGCATTTACAACTGCTGCACCATCGGCAGTTATCAAAGTAGTGATACCGCTAAACTTATTTAAGTTTACATCAACGCTACCAGTGTTACCTTGCCAAAGAGTTTTCTCAAGTTGTTGGGCAATTTTCTCTGCTTTACGCTTAGAATACTCTTCAGAGTAAATCATTGAATCGTAAGAAGAACCAGCAGGAAGTGCCTTCTGCAAATACTTTGCTTCCAGGTCTTTCAAGCACAATGCTTCGTTAACCTTAATTTTTCCAACTGTTACAGTCCTTTGTGTGAAAGAAGTCAGACCTGATGCGTTGAATCCGCAAGATGAACCATCTTGGAAGATTGCATCTGTATCCATAATGTTGATGGTTTCGGCAGACTTAACACCTACCATCACGTTTCCAGCATCCTTAATCAAAGATGCAGTTTTGCTGCCAAGTACAGAAGATGCAACAAGTAGTGCTTCGTTCTCTTTTGTATAGGCTGCCAATGTTCCTACTGAAAAACTCATTTTATTTAATTTTTATTGTTTGAGAAATTTTTACTTAATTGATTTTGCGAAATCAAGGAAACGACTAATCTTATCTTCCTTTTTTTCAACGTGCTGATTAAACTTTTCTTTGGGTGCTTCAGTTGCATTTGCAGATGGTGTGTTCAAAAGTTGAACCAAAACATCAGAAATATCACTCATACCCTTGCTGAACTTTGCTTCTTGAGAGGCAAGTTTGGCATCGTATGCCATTTTGATTTCATCAAGTTGCTTTTGCATTTCTTCAATCTTCTTCTTCATCATGTCCTTGTCCTCATAATGCTTGTTTGTGTCAATCTCAACCTCAGGAACTTCAGGAAGTTCAACTTCAGGTACTTTAATTTCTACAATTGTTGATGCCTCATCAAGCAGAATAACAGAACCATCAATGAGTTCATGTTCACCAGAAGGAGCAGGAACTTCGTTTCCACCCTCATCTACCAGTGTAACCTTACCACCGACTTCTAACTTATCAATCATTACTTTAGCACCACTCTTCAGCGTATATTCCGCAAAAGATTGGAGAGGTTCAGCAGAAGGCACAGGCATTTCACCCGCTTCTGCGAACATTTGTTTAATCTTGTTAATTGCTTCCAAAGTTGTCATAATAACTTTTGGTAATAAATAGGAGGCATTTATCAATGTACCATATAAGAAAAAAGGCAAGGTGTAGAAACACCCTGCCTTAACCAAACGCTATGAAAAAATTGCTACTTAACTTTAGATAGCACTTCAAGGACATTTTCCCAAAGTTGCTCAATCTTTTTGTCCCCTGTCTTCTTGTAATTAAACTGCCCCTCTACGCTAAACCCTCTGACATTTCCTGCCTTTATCTCTGCCCATACCTCAGGATTATCTACCTTGAATGACCCAAACCAAGACCCATCGGGCACATCTTCAAAACCTTTCATCGGGTAGATACCCCTAACCTTGTCGCTGATAAAAGATTCAAACATTGTCACACCCTCAACGGATTGCCCTGAATCGTGCATAAGATTCACGTTTGCTTGATACCCTTTCTTAAAGTACCTCTGTGCAATCTTTTTTATCGTTTCTTTTGTAAAGACCACATAATACTCACCATTATGGTCATTGCGATAGATAGGAGTATCTGCCAACATTAATGGACCGCTGATGATTTGTTGGTCCTCATCTTGAATAACAAAGTTCTGCCTGTCAAGTTTTTTGAGTTTGTTACTTGACCATTCAATCATGGAAGTACCTCCCCAAGCATCCCACATAAGACCTCCGCATCCTTCGGAATAGGGAACATCTTTATTCTGTTGATGCCTTTTGAATCCGCTAATCCTTGCGATTGTTTCACGTGAAATCGGTTCTCCCTTTGCGATTTGGTTTGCCCTTATCTTTCCAACCTCCGTGCCACATTCTCCCCATCCGTTTTTCTCTGCCCAATCCAATGCCCTCTGTGCGTTGTTCTTTGCACTTTCGGGATAGTCTGTGTAGGATTCAGCAAACTCATCTTCAGTAAAGGCAAGGAAGGACCGCTCTATGGCAGGTCGGTCAACCAAACTAATCACATCAACTTCTACATCATCCTCTAAATCATTGGTTATCTCCAAGTTAAAAATCGGTATATTCTTTTCCATTTTGTTTTTTTTATCCAAGTCTTGCTGCTCGGTTTATTCTTATAATCTTTTCTTGTTGGTTAGTAATGTCAGATTCCACAACGTATGCCCTACCAGTAGCAGAACCCATTTGATTAATGGACTGCTGACTTAATGAGGTGACTGTGTTTTGTATTGGTGCAGAAGGTGAGATAGGTGCAGCAGACATAGACATAGATGAAGAACCCGAATCTGCTACATTGCCCGTACCTTTTGCGGATGGCACTTTGGTACTGATAATCTTTTTAACGTTTACCAATCCTGCTGCGATGGTCGCTGCTGCTGCGACGGGTCCAAAGATACCACCTTGTGCTAATGCCTTAGATGCACCCTGGTAAGTGTTTATAATTGCTTGAGTAACCGCAATTGCCTTACCTGCTGCACTATTCTGGTCAACAAGACCGCCAATGATGGACAACGATTGAGAAGCAAGACCTAACTGAGCATCAAACTTTTCTTGCTCAAGTTTCTTTTCGTAATCAGTTAACTGCTTCTTTGCATCCGCTTGTTGAGTAGAACTTACAATGATTGCATCTGTTACACCTTTTGCAGTTACTTGTGTTGCAATAAGTGCATCCTTTCCTGCTGCGGTTATTCCTAAAACTTCAGTTTTGGTAATATTTGCAGCAAGTTCTTTGTCCCTACGAATTAACTCTTCTCCTTCTTCCCTTTCCTTTCTTGCTTTATCTTTTTCTGCTTGTTTAGTTGCTGCCTCTTTTGCTGCTTGAGCATTTCTGTCCGCTATTCTTTTTTGCTCGGTTGCATCAAGGACCGCACTCTCAACCTTTAACTCTCTAAACCTTTTTGCTTCCTCTTCGGTAAGTTTGCCAGTAAGTTTTAACCTTTCACGCAGTGCATTAGTTTCATTCGCATTCGCTTCCTTTTGCAGTGCGTAAATCTCCTTTTCTTTACCTCCTTGAGCAGTAAGTAATTTTACCCTTGCCTCAATATTTTCATTCGCCTTTGCATTGGTCTTGCTTAACTTTTCAAGCACCCTATCCGCTTCGGATGTAATGCCCACAAAATCGGTAAACTTTGTAACAAGATTGCCTACAAGGTCAGCGAACTTCCCAAGACCAGGTATAAAGTTAAGGACTACTTTTTTAACTGTTTCAAAGTTGGCAATCAACAAACCTACACCAACAACCAATGCACCTATACCAGTTGATATGATAGCACTCCTAAGCGTTCCGAATGCCTTAGAAACGCTATTCCCAATTACCGCACCCAATTGCTTGAATGAATCTATGCTCTCACCAACCGCCTGTAAACCCTGCGACAATGCCATTGCAGATTGGACCTTTAACAAGGTTTTCTCTACTGCTTCTGTTTGCTTTCCGAACAATCCTACTGCACCTTGCAATGCTGCGAATCCACCTGCTACACCCGACAAAGATGCGGTTAATGCTTTAAACTTTGCATCGGGATTGAAGGCATCCGTTAACGCTTTCGCATCACCGATGGCATCCTTTAATTGTGCTGCCCTTTTTGCTGCCTCAATTGCTTCCTTAGATGTTGCACCAAACTTTTCAGACAATGCCGTTACTTCATTCTGTGCTTCCCTAAGTTGTTTCTTTAATGAACCAACCGACTTGCCTACATCACTCGCATCAACTTGGACCTTGACGCCAATTATTTCTTCTGCCATATTAAACGTATGTTAATTCAATTACTTTTAAGAGTTCCACCTTTGTCACGTTAAAGTCCATTGGGTTATAATCCAAGACTTTATTCAACCGCCAAAGTGAACCATCAATATAAATCAGTTTACTAAAATCAAGGTTATAAATATCTACCTCATTCAACTTTACAGAGCAGGTCAGTAACTTGCTATCCTTGTCGGTTATCTCTGCAATGTATTCGGACCAATAACCCGCAAACAGATTCGCTGCCGTGACTGCGGTAGGACTATAAAATACTTCCTTAGTTGCACCCCAATTGATATCCGCTTGAGGATTAAACGGGTCATCAAGATGCCCTGCATATCCGTATGCGGTATAACTTGCTAAAGTGCTTCCTGCAATTCCGTTCTTTATTGCCCATGAAGTCATTCCAGTTATCTTCTTTGCTTGAAGGATTCTGATTACGGAATCCATCTTATCTTCTTTCGTGTTCTCGTTGGATAGTTTGTAAATCGCAGAATAAACCTTATCGGTTGCAGTCTTTTGATAAAGTATTGTAGATGCAAATATCAACTCTGTTGAATCAACTTCCTTTACAAACTCATTCTCACTATCATAGATTAAATCACCATACCCCTCATTGTACTTCTTTCGGTAGTTTTCGCCATAGAAGTCATTGTCTTGCTTGTACTTATAATCGTAATAACGTGCCGTAAACTCCGACATTGGTTTTAACCTTATAACGCTTCCTCGGTCTACCTTACCAGTCCAATCAATCTGACTACCATCATAAAAGTCAATAAATGGTTTTATAATCAGTTTCTTCTCTACCAACTTGTCCTCATAGACATACAGATTAAACATCTTTACAATAGAGGCAAAGAAATCCTTTTGAAAGATTCCCTTTGGTATCGTGTCATCTATTACAATAGTATCACCATAATTTAGAGTTACAAGTGTTGGATTACTTGATATTACGTTAAAGTTTCCCGATTGAATATCCAAGTCAGAAAAATTACCTACCAAATCAACATCTAAAACATCTGTATTGACAAGGGCAAGAGATGCTACGCTAAGATTAGCATTGAAGTTATAACCGCTTCCAGGTGTAGTGTAAGTAACACCCGAAATAGGTGTACCATTCTTGCGGAGTTGAATTGTAAAGTCACTTGATGGATTTATTGCATTTATTGTTCCTGCAATACTTAACGCAATGCTTCCCGAGAATGCCGTACCCGAATTATATTCAAAATTACTACCGCTGAGCGTTACTGTGAAGTTTCCTGCATTAACAATGTCAAACTCAACATTTCCCGTTGCGGAGGTGTAGTTTTTAACTTTTGCCGTTGCAGTTAATACAGTTGAGGAACTTTTAGTTAATGTCTTCTGATTGTTAGGTATTACCAACCTATTCATCAATGCCGTACTAAGCAAAGGGAAATCATAGGTATAACCTGACCCATCAAGTATCTTGGTCAAATATTCCTTTACATAAAGTGCAGGTCTGAAGGCATCAAATGAAAAGTCTACCTTATTGGTTGATACGTTGCCATTATCAATGAGAGGATAGTAAACACCCGTACCGCTAATGTTATCCCAACTATTCGCAATGTTGGTCACGTTCCAAGTTTGGTCCGCAATCCCAAAGTCTATGTCCTCAAGTTTATTGTTTCCAAGTGCATTTATAAAACCGCCTAACTCACCAAATACCGCCACCTCATATTCTATGCTTCTGTCATCAATGATTATCTCAAGCAGTCTAAGTACACCCTTAAAGATTTGAATCTTATCTACCAAGATAATGCAAGGAACCGACTTGGTTGCATTGAAGTTGTAACCCACATTGGGT